CGCCCATATCTTGAATAGTACCGTCGCCCATGTTGTAACGTACAATATGGCCGTTTTGCGCACTACTAAATTTGTAATCCGGTTTATCAAGCGCCGCAATGGAATTCAAGTTATTCATATCAATAGTGCCGGCGCCTACTTTACTTGCTAGATAATTGTATCTGGCAACGGCTGGCGCCAACCCTTTAACCCGTTTTGTGTTATAGGTATCTACAACCGGGTTTCCGTCCTTGTCTTTAACGAATACAAGGTTGTTCATAATCTGTTGTCGCATAGGTTCAAGCACTTTTTCTTGATACTCGTTGACTTGTTGCATATACATATTATTCACGTCACTCTGATATTGTTCGTTGGCTAAGCCTTGCGCCGTTTTGAAATCAAAACCAGCTTTGACTAGGGCGAGTGTATTCGCCCCTAGTCTTTTACGTGCTTCACTTGTTACAGTCGCTTTGTCTGGTATGGAATATTGGCCCGGCGCTTTATCCTCGTTGGTATTACCACTTTCTACCAATTTGGGCGCCCCACGAAAAGGGTTATTTGCCCTTTGTTGCATCATTTCTTGATACGTTTGCGGTAAACCTGTATTGATACCAGTATTATTTAGGTTTTGAAAATTCCATAACCCCGTGTTTTGTTGTTGAACTGGTGTAGCCGGTGCATCTGTGTTAGCTTGCATCGGTTGTGCTGGTGCGGCTGGATTTTGGCCGCCCCATAATCCGATATTGTTCTTTTGCATCAAGTTATTGGCGAATGTGTTATTAGAATTTGACAATAACTGATTAATTTGGCCGGCGCTATTAGGTTGTTGCATACCCATTCCCGCCATACGGTTATTATTATCCATAATTTGCGGGGTGTTCGGGTCTTGTTCTCCACCACCGCCACCACCTAACATTGCTTGATAGCCTTTAGCCATTTTATTATTCTGCAATGCACCTAAACGATGTGAGAAATATTGACCGGCCAATTCGCCCAACGCCGCCAACGGTTCAAAGTCTTTTACGTAGATAACGCCCATTGTGTTATTCCTCTACTTTCTCCGATTTCTTACCTTTGGAAGTTTTCTTTGTTGTTTTTTCGTCTGTTACTTCGTCAGTATCTTCCGGGTTTTTATCTGTTGGATCGTTTGTTTCATCTGTTCCCTCACCGGTTCCTTTATCGTCTTTTTTGCCGGTGTTTTCAGATTTTTTATTTGCATCTGCAATCGCTTTCAATTCTGCTTCATTAATGCCTTCTGCCATAATACCGTTGGCATAGAAGAGATTATCGCCAGTACATTGCAATTCAAATACCTGTTCAGTATTGCCGGTTGGTTCGCATACTGTAACAACTTGATAGCCATGTACCGTCATGATTGGTTCACCGATTACAAGTTCTTCAACCAATTTAAGACCTTCCGGAGTTAATACTTTCTCACTACCTGTGGTAACAACATTACAATCAAACGTTTCAAGGCGATGTGTTTCCTTTTCGCCCATATCATGCAATGCAATTACATCATTAACCGCATCTAATGTGATTACCTTATCACCATTTACAAATGTTTCGATTGCTTTTCCACCTTCTGGCGTTGCAATTTCTGTACCTGCTACGAAGCAAAAACCTTTCATAAGACCTCCAAAAAAACCGCCAGAACCTTGCTTAACCATTGTTTGTGCTGGTTGTGCTAGTCCATAGCGTAATGTCATATATCTGTTTAATAAATCTTCTTGATCCGCATTATTCAGTTGGCTCATAGAATAGTAATCCTTAGCCGGTTGAGTAGATGCACTTTGTGTCGTTGCGCCGGTATTAATAGGGTTTTGTGCTAACCCCTCACGCTGACCGATAAGGCCCGCCGAAGTACCAGCATTATTCATTTGATTTGTATACCCTTGATTTAACAAGTTCGCTTGATTTACGATGCCGTTTTGTTGGTTATTGTAGGTGTTGCCCCAAAGTCCCATTTTTGCACCGATACCACTCAAACTATTATTAAATGCTTGCGAATTAAGCGCCGCCGCTTGGTTCAAATCATTTGCGTATTGTGCCGCAAGTGTATTGGATGCGTTCTTGCTAATATCATTCAATGTACTATCAGTAATCGAAGAATTAACAATGCCACGACTTGCCAATCCAGAAACCGCATTGCCTACCGTCGCCTGTAAATCATTGTTTAACGCTTGCCGTCTAGCATCTGCATAAGCCGTAGGAAGTTGGCCGTTTGTGATACTATCCATTACGTTTTGATTTTTCAATAATGCGCCGTTGTATTCATTCGCCAGTTGCCCCGCTCCGTTATTCATAGCATCAACGCTGGCCCCTAACTGGTTAGTATATCTAGTATTATCAGTTAGGTTTTTTGCGCCAGCCGTTGCCACTTGATTTTGCAACGCTGCTAGTGCATTTTGGTTGTCTTTGTTAGTCCCCAAATATGCATTGTACATTTGCTGATATTGCGGACTAACTACATTATTTAAGGCTCTATCGCCCATACCTTGCAAGGTGTTGGCGCTTTGATTGGTTCTATTTATCCAATCCATTTGCCCTTGTAAGAGTTGCTTTTCTTCGGGGCCGGCTGGTGGTAAATTAGCGCCTATGCTTTGCACCTTTGATTTTTTGCCGCCCCCAAATAATTGCAAGTCAAATGTAAACATGCTTTTCCTTTCTACAAAGTAGCTTCCAAATGCTCACGCTTTGTTTTTAATACTTTGTAATTAAAACCGTTATAGGTATAGTCCATGTGCGGAACACGTTCCATATTCCACTTTTTAATGAACCCACGCACACTACGATGTGTAGCCGTTACAATTAAGTTGAGATCATTTAACTTCATCACTTCAACAATGTATTTACCTATAACTTTCATATCACCGTATGTCTGCCAGATAGTAAAATACCGCTCCCCCTCATGTTCGTTGATACTCCAGAACAGGAACCCAGCATTTGGGAAAAATTTGAAATAGTAGTTGTAACTATCTTTATAATTGTTGTTTTCGTCGAAGTAAAAACCACTTAGACTAATACGTTCACCTGTGCGCCGTTCATAGTCTTTTATCATACTTTCAAGGCTTTCAAGTTTCATGACTAATCTCCTATTCGTTCAATCCAATAGCTAGGATTGGTGTAATTGTTATATATTAATTCATTAAATAACCCCGGAATGATTAACCGATATTTTCCGTTAAAACTCCCCAATCTAGTAATCTCTACGGTTATTGTTTTTTCTTCACTATTATTAACATATACCTCAATCCGCTTATATTGGTGTAACAACATATTGACAACATAGCGACCTTTAGGGAAATATACGGTTTTGGTATGGCTTGTAGTTCCTTCCCACCTAATTGTTTGAAAGTCCACCGGTTCATATTGAACGAAGTACTTTTTATTATTAATTTCCGTAATAAGTGGTGTTGATGTATCGCCATATCGTGCATAATATTCTTTACCGTCAAACGGAATAGAAATGAACTTGCCACGCGTTACACTTTTATCTTCATGCAATTTAAAACGGTGTGTTTGACCGTTCTTTTCTAGTACTAGATTAGGCATATTATTCCACCTTTAACTTTGCGCCATTTGGGAATGTCAACGTATTGTTATTTTCAAACGTTGCGATGCGTTGCCATTCCGCCGCCGTATTTGAATTTGTATCAAACCGAATATAAGCCGCGTTACTGTTAGCAAAATAAAGCTGAGTACCTAATACGCGGTTGTCGTTAGTATTCCATGAGAATATAGCGCCAGTCCCCCAGTATGGCGAACCCCATATGCGGTAGTTATTACATTCACCGAACGTAAAGCCGCTATAGCCAATTTTATTTTTAGAGTAATAATCTAAATCAATCGAACTGTTAGCAAGACCCGGAACCATTAACGTGCCCGTCATGGTATCACCTGTTTTTTTAACGCATGCTTCTGCATTTGTTGCGGTATCGGCAGTTTTTGCATGTTTTGCTTCGTCTGCAGTTGCTGCATGCGTGGCTTCTTTTACAGTATCCGTTCTTTTGTAATAGATTTTTTCTAAATCTTTGATTGTTTCAGAAATTGCTTTCAATGTCATTATCGGGTTAGTGGTGAATGTTTCATCACCAGCTATGTTTTTGATTGTATCAGCCAGTGCATTAAGTATTTCTGTTAATAAATAG